CAGGCCGGATGGCGGCCTCTCTCGGCGTTCGCCAGTATTCCGGGCTGCTCCCGCCGGCAAACCCCTCCGCGTTCTGGATGGCGTGCTGGATCTCGTGTACCAGCGTGTCCTCCGGAGAGGACCGCAGGGAGTTGTCCAGCGTGATGGTGTTGGTCTCCGTGTTGTACGTCCCGTATGTGCCGTCCGGCAGGTCCGCAAAGCGCAGGCCCGCCCGCCGCAGCTGGGGATAGTTCTGATAGAGCTCGTCATGGCGCACAAAGTCAGAGAGCCGCAGCGTCTGCTGTTCCTCCGCCCGGCCCGGGCCGTGCCCTTCTTCCAGGAGGGAGCGCAGCTCCGTCTGTTCCTCCTGGGTGATGGTCCCGTCGATGAACTTTCCCTCCAGTTCCCGGAAGCGGGCATACTCCGCCCGGTCGCTCCGGTTCAGGTCTCCCCAGCGGCTGTACTCCATGCCGCTGTCATCGATCTCGAACCGCCATTTGCCGTCCGCGCCTGTGTACCACCCGGTCTCCTGGAAGATGGTCTCCATGGCCACGCCCCGGCGCTCCATGTCCTGGGCCCGGTCCAATGCCTCCAGGTCCGCCCGCCTGGCATTCTCCCCGCCGAAGCTGTAGCGGCCTTCCGCCGGGGGGCCGGTGGTCCGGTCTGTTGCCGCGGCGTTCTGGCTGCCACGGCCCACGCCCCGCTCTGTCATGGTCTGCTCCACGGTCTCGTTGAACCGCTCCGCGTGGACGGAGAAGGCGTTGATCCCGGCGTAGGCGTCCGCGAAAATTTCCTCCAGAATGGCCCATGCCTCCGCCTGTGTGCCGTCCTCGCCGGCGTTTTCCGTAACGGAGATCACGCCCCGCAGCTTCCGGATATATTGCTCCACCACACGGCCCAGATCTTCCGGCCCATACTGTTCCCGGACGCGGTCCTCCAGCTCCCGGATCAGGCCCGGCGTCTGTGCCGCCCGGTCATGGAAAATCTCATGGTCCGCGATCTGGTCCGGCGTCACCCGGATGTTGTCCGCCTGCACGATGATCCGGTCCCCGGTGAATACACCCCGGACCAGCCGGGCGCCGTCCGGCGTCCCGATCTGGATGCCGCCGGTCACGAACACGGTATCCAGCCCCGTCTCTTCCCGCACCCGGTCCGCTGTGGCCCGCAGGCCGTCATCCCAGGCGCTCTCCGGAATGACCTGAAGCGTTTTGGCGTCCGTGCCCCGCGGCAGTCCCAGGTCCTGGCTGCTTACCGGTTCTCCCCGTAGATCATGGACAGAATTTTGTCTTTCACGCGCTGCTCGGTAGGTGTCAGCGGGGCCTCTGCCTCTTTCTGCGCCTGTTTCCACGCCTCCAGTTTGCTCTCCGGCACCCGTACCAGAAAGCCGTCCGAGGTCTCCATCAGATACGCCGTCTCCCGGCTCTGCTCCCTGCTGTCCATTCTGCTCCATCCTTTCCGCCGTCACCGGCGCTTCGTCGATCCCGTCCAGATACCCGCTTCCGCCCTCTGCAGTCTCTACGTATCCGGCAATACTTGCTTTTGCATTGATGTAGTCCTGGTTGGGTGGGATATATCCATCCATGGACTGATAGCCGTTTGTCAGCATATCGTCCAGCACGAACTCCACCCGCTTTGCAGCGGCGATGTTCTCCTGGCCGTGGTTGTGAATGATGGCGTCCAGGGCTTTCTCGATTTGATCGTAAGAGAGGCCGTAGTCGTCCAGCAGCACGGTGATCCGCTCCGGCGCTGCCCGCTTGGTCCTCCGGTATTCATACCCGGTCTGGTAATCGCCCAGGCGAAGGGTCTGCCCGCCCTTTTCTGTGACAGAGAGCTCATTCAGCAGCTCCGCCGCCGCCTCGCTGTAATACCGGTGCACCTCCGGATGGTCGAACTGGAAGGCGTTGATCCTCCGGTCTCCCATATCCTCGCTGCTGCGCTGGTCAATATGCTGGGCAGGGTCAACCTGATAGACCCTTCCGCCGGCATCCACGTCCATGTCACCCCGTTCTGCCAGGGCTGCGAACTGCTCGTCGGAAAGCGTGGCCTGGTCCACTCGCCCCCCGCTCTCCAGGGTCTGGATCACAGGGTCCGCCGCCGGCGTGGCCTGCGTTTGCCGCCCTGCCGGCTGCGCCTGATCCTGCTGCACCTGCGCCGCCCCTTCCGGGGCGGCGGTTTGTGTGCCCGCAGGCACCGCCTGCGTGGCCTGCGGGCTCTGCGCCTGCTGGGACGCCGGTGGCGCTTCTTCTGCATCTTGGCCCCTCCCGCGGTTCTTCAGGTACTCCCGCCGGGATCTCCGGTTCCACGGGTCCATCATCCAGGCTGCCCGGTCCACGGCCTCCGTCACACCCCGCCTGCGTTCCGCCGCCTGCACGGCCTCTCTAGCCTCCGGGGAGAACATTCCCTTTTCTCGCATCACGTCATAGGCGCTGTCGGCCGGTCTCGCTTGGTAGTCCCGAATACCCTGCCGGATATTCCGCCCGGCCAGGTCCACGCCGCTGGTGGCGCCGCCCATGGCCATGCCGGACAGAGCGCCGCCCACGCCGGCCCATACCACCTGCGCCACGCTGTCCAGGTACGCCTGCTTCCGGGCCTCGTCCTCGTCCATGCCCATCAGCTGGTACTGCGTCACCAGCTGCTCGAAGTCGGAGGATTCCCCCATGATGGCGGTGTCCGACAGGATGTTGGCGATCTCCGTCAGCATTTCCTCACTGGCCTCCGTGCCCGCCTGCTGGGCAGTTGCCCGCAGCAGGTCCTTCACGCTGTTGATGGTCTTGGCCTCCAGCAGCTTCTCAATGCTGAACCGCTCGAACACCGCCTCCGCCGCGCCGGCGGCCTCCATGACGGCGCGGACGGGGCCGCCGGCGATGATGCCGGTACCGGGGGCGGCGGGCTTGAGCAGCACGCGTCCGGCGCCGAACTCACCGATGACCTCATGGGGAATGGTAGTGCCGGACAGAGTCACGGTGCACATATTCTTCTTGGCGTCCTCGATGCCCTTGCGGATGGCCTCGGGCACCTCAGCGGCCTTGCCCAGACCGAAGCCCACGCGGCCCTTCTCGTCGCCCACGACCATCAGCGCGGCGAACTTGAAGACGCGGCCGCCCTTCACGGT